GTCCACAAGAGATAACTTCGTTGCAGGCGCGGACGGCAAAGGCACTCACAAACACAAAGTATCAAGTGGCGTCGCTTTCGTGAAAGCAGAAGCGTACATCATGAAGGAGAGCACTGGAGACACACCGGGTGTCATGTCCGCCAAAGCGCGGTTCATCACCACCATGTCGCCGGGCTCCCTCAAAGAGATGGCATGCTTTTACTTGCCCATGTCCAGGGCGCATACGAAGCCTGGGACTGAGGGGGACGGAGAAGTGACATCGAATGGCACGATATCCGGCCCGTATGCTTTCGCGAAGAATGGTCGCAAGATCGCAGAAAAACTCGTAACTATCTTTAGCGACCCAACGTGTCGCGGCGGGTTTACAGGAGATTTCCCTAGTTTTGACGGACATTGTAATCCCTTCCTTTCTCATATTCAGAAAACGATGACATTGATGAACTTTCATCCGAACGAGCATTCGCGCATCATCTCGATCTTTGAGAAGGCATTGGAAGAGAACGTAACAGTGATTTACCCCAACGGGTCTCTTGGACGCTACCTTGGCAGGGAAGCGACCATCAGTTTCTATCAATACAAGGCGACGACGTCAGGCAAGTGGTTCACGGCCTTCTTTAACAGCGTTTACATCATGTGGTACATGTTTTGCGCTTTGAGGGAGATTGGCTGCTCAGCTTACGACGCCTCCAACTGGGTCTACAACCATTCCATGGTTGGTGGAGATGATTTTGTTGGGACGAACCCGGCCGGCTATGAGCCGAAGGCCTTCGGTGAGTCCCTCATCAAATTTGCTCAGAGGTTCGGAAACGATCTGACCCTTGAGTGGTACCTTCCGAAGTCTCAGCTATACAACTTCCCGGAAGAACACCCTGACCACCAATCATTAAGATACCTCGCAAGGATGTACGGAAAAGTACACGAAGGGGATCCCAATTCAACGTGTGATGCAAAACGCATGTTAACGAAGTTTCACCTCACAAACCTCGGTGCTGACGCCTCAAAGGAACAGCTCGCGGAGAGATTGTGCCTCAAAGCTATGGCCTACCTGGACACTGACAAGTGTACAGTAGTCATCGGGCCTTTCCTCGCATTGATCGTGTCGACATACGCTGAAGTGTTCGACGATCGTGATTGTGAGAAACTGAAGAATCTTCGTATGCTCGTGAAGGGCGTGCTTGCCAAAGATCCGACAGCTCTAGCAGAGTTTAAGGAGCTGCCACGGTATCAGCGGCACGTCTTGCGTGGCCTTAGCCAGGACTCGAATTACTGGTCATTGCGCACAATTACTGCAGACAACCAGTATCCTCACGAAAACTTAACCCAGGACCATCAGCGTAGGG